ATCCGAATGATGCCCTCGGACGCAAGCTCGGAGAAACCTTGTGGCCTGAGCATGGCTTCGATGAAGAGTGGGCCCGAAGGACCCGCTTGGCAGTTGGTGAGTACACCTGGTACTCGCTCTACCAGCAGAAGCCCAGGCCTGACAGCGGCGCCATCTTCAAGCGCGAATGGCTGTCGAAACGGTATAAGCAGATGCCTGCCGGTGCTACCGTCATCCAGTCGTGGGACTTGCCCTTCGGAAAGAACGAGGAGAGCGCCAAGTGTGCATGCTTCATCGTCGGTCGCTGCGGCTCAAACATCTATGTGGAAGACTGCATCAACGACAAGATGGAGTTCACACAGACGATTGCAGCCTTCAGGGACATGTACGCAAAGCACCCTGAAGCGAGAGCAAAGGTTGTTGAGAAAGCAGCCAACGGCTTTGCAGTCATCGACTACCTCAAGGGAGAGATCCCTGGTCTGATCCCGTTCATTCCTCACATCGGCAAGGAGGAAAGAGCGCGAGCCACAACGCCCTACTACGAAGCAGGCAACGTCTACTTCAAGGAAGGGTCCTCATGGGTGGAAGGTGTCATCGAAGACCTGATCTCCTTCCCGAACGGCAAGTACAAGGACACGGTTGACGCGCTGACCCAGGCCATCATGTACCTTGACACCCTGCTCGGTGCATTTGGCGGTATGATCTACCGCGACTTCGCTGATGATCCTGCCAAGTACATGCTTCCCCAGGACAAGCATCGCGCCATGCTCTTCAATGACCACCGCGCTCTGGCAGACATGGTGACTGTTGGCGTCTCGCTTGGATCTCCCAGCAGAGGCGCTGCATTCGTCGCCACAGCCATTGTTGGTAGGACCAGGAGAGATGTTGTCGTGCTCGCAACCCATCACTGCCCTGTTCATGCCTCACCTGAACACATCGCTTATGAACTCCAGGAGTTCCTCAGAATGGTCAATGCGAAGTTCGGCAAGGCAGCAGAGTATGCCTACTTTGGAGATGATGAGAGCATCGTCTACAAGACCGTGAAGAACATTGTGTACCGCAGCGGTAGCCCGACCGGCATCAGGCAGGCAGCGAATACCAAGGAGATCGACCGAATCAATCTGACCAAACGGCTCATTTCGGAGGGCCGTTTCTTCATGCCCGAAGAATGTGAGGACCTGAAGAATGCACTCCTGGAAGCCAAATGGGACGAAGCCAAGAGCTCCAACGCCCGTGTTGAAAATGAGATCTCCGACACGGCTCTGCTCAAGGCATTCGAGTACACCATCGAACGAGAAGCTCGCTACCTCGTCCGCGAGTAACAACAGAGGTGATATCAATGGACGGAACGACCACTGTGTCTGAGCTCACGACGTTCCTCACTCCCAAGGAAGCATGGGAACAGCTCGTAGAAATCAGAACCAAGTATTACAAGAAATACTCTGCAGCCTACAGCGGCTGCCGAGTCAACCTGAACCAGACAGGCTCGAATGGCTCGTTCTGGAAGCGGCGCGGCAAGAGCAAGATCCATGTTCCTGTTGCAGCGGACATCGCTGCAGTCAGCGCTGACCTCCTGTTTGGCGAGGAGCCTCGTTTCTCCTGCATCCACAAAGGCACTGAGGAGAATGAAACCAAACAGCAGCAGCGTCTCGACGAGCTTATCAAAGAAAATGGGCTGCACGGGCTCCTGAACGAAGCCGCAGAGCAGTGCGCTGCCCTTGGCGATGTGTACCTCAAGCTGAATTGGCGCGAGGAAATGGATCATCCCACGATCACCATCGTGCCTCCTGACAGTGCTCTCCCTGAGTACATGCTTGGCACTCTCCAGTGTCTCCACTTCTTTTCCATTCTGAAGGTGGACAGGAACAAGACCGTATACCGGCTGTATGAGTGCTACTCTCGCGGGAAGATCAAGATGGCTATCTTCAAGGGCTCCCAGAACGACATCGGCACTGAGCAGGATGCAGCGATTTTGGAGGCTCTCGGCTTTGCTCCTGAAGTCACTCCTCCTGTCAATGACATGCTTGGTGTTCACATTCCCAACATCCGCCCGAACCGCATGGACCGCTCCAGCATGCTTGGTCGCAGCGACTTCGATGGTCTCCGTGATTTGATGGATGCCCTTGACGAGGTGTACTCTTCCTGGATCCGGGATGTACGCCTTGCCAAGGCTCGCACCATCGTCCCGGCTGATTACCTTCGGAAGCGCGAAGGAAGCGACATGTTCAAGGAAGGTGAGTACACCTATGAGTTTGATGAGGATGTCGAAACCCTCGTCGCTCTGGACATCGACCCTGACAGGACGACCGGCAACCAGATCACCCTCAGCCAGTTCAACATCAGGTCCCAGGATCACTCCGCGACCTGCACTGATCTGTTGAGAGTCATCTACACCACTGCGGGCTACTCACCGCAGACCTTCGGCATGGACATCAACGGTCAGGCTGAATCCGGCACTGCTCTGCACATCCGGGAGAAGAAGTCCTTCAATACTCGGGCGAAAAAGCAGACCTACTGGAAGAGCCCTCTTGAGGAGATCATGACCGCAATGGTCCATCTCGATGCTGCGCTGTACGCTCAGGAAGGAAGCCATGCTGATGACACCGTGTCTGTTCGGTTTGCTGATGGCATGGCCAATGACCTCAGCACTGTGTCCGCTTCTGTGCAGATGCTTCACAACGCTGAAGCAATCTCCATTGACACCAAGGTCAAAATGCTTCATCCTGATTGGACTCAGAAGCAGATTGAAGAGGAAATCCAGAGGATCAAAGACGAGTACGGAGAAAAGCTTGACCCTCCGAATCCTGCCTTCGGCGACTTTGGTTCTGCCCTCAAGAAACAAAGTCAACAGCAGAACGACGAAGAAAATGAGGAGAGTGCTGAGGAGGATGAATAATGCCCATCGCCCCCGCAACATACGAGCACCTTGCTGAGTTGATGCTGGTCACCTACGAGCAAGCTGAGCAAAAGATGATGTCAAGGATCGCGAAAAGGCTCGCAAAAGGCGTAGATTCGCCAGGATGGACTGAACGAAAGTACGCCGAGGTGAGAGCTGTAAAGAAGGAGATCACACAGTCTGTGAAACTTCTCAAGAAAGCTCGTGTTTCGGATCTGAACAACATCGTCACGCAAGCATACTCAGCAGGGCAGGGAGTATTCAAAACTGACGCCGAGAAGTTTACTGACCTTCTCGGCATTAGTCATCTCTCCCCCAATGCAAAGAAGGTGGCCAAGATCCTTGCAGAATTGGATGACAGGATCTCCGCAGCAGATAGGATGATCCTCCGCAAAGCAAATGATGCCTATAAGAACATCGTTGGCCAAGTGGCAGCGCAAGTTGCCACAGGTTCCATCACTGTGCGAGAAGCTGTCCAGCAAGAACTTCACATGTTTGCAGACAAAGGCATCACAAGCTTCATCGATAAGTCTGGCAACTCTTGGGAGATGGCGACATACGCAGAGATGGCAACGATCACTGCGATAGAGAATGCCACGCTCGCTGGCTACATAGATACCATGCAGGAGTATGGATTCGACCTCGCAGTCATCTCCTCGCACGAAGGATCCTGCCCCTTATGCATGGCGTGGGAAGGTGTCATCGTATCTGTGTCTGGTTCCAACAAGAAATACCCATCTCTTGAAGAAGCGAAGGCCGGAGGAGCCTTCCACCCAAGGTGTCTGCATCATCTGTCTACATACTACGAAGGGGTCACCAAGAACACCCGAAGCAAGCCAAGGGCGGTACAGCCAGCGTCCCCTGGTTACTCCGCAAGGCAAAAGCAACGGTACTATGAGCGAATGATCCGCCGTTGGAAACGCAGAATGGCAGTAGCAGTTGACCCTCAAGAAGAGCGCGCTGCATATGCACATGTGCGCAGATACCAAGGTCAGATCAGAGAACTGATAGAAAGCACAGACGAGGCCATCCCGCGCAAGTATTGGCGCGAGGGTGGAATCCAGCGTCTCAGCTCTGAAGCTAAAAAGCTCAGACCTGTTGCACTGCCTCGTTGAAAGAAGGTGAAAACATGGCCAAGAAAGCCGCTTCTGCACAGGATGCAGCGGATGCTTACAAGCCATCCACTGTTACCATCAGCATCGACACGGCAGAAAAGCTCCTTGAGCTCTTCTCCAATATCGAAGCTGCTGATGCTCATTTCAAATCGTGCCAGCATGTGCTGT